ACAACTTGAAGAGGGAGCGTTCCTCACCAGCCCCATTTGCAAGGACTCCACCGGCGCTGACCCTTTAACCTTTCTCACCCGCCCCGCTGCCAACCTTACCCGCCCCACGGCAGGGACGGCTTTAGCCGCGCTCAACAACTGGGCCATTCGCGCCCGTTTCCGTCCCACGGCAGCAGGACAGACGGCGGCACTGTGGGGCAGCTATACCGACGCCGACAACGCCACACGGCTTGATCTGGCACCGACCACGCTGACCTACACCAAGCGTCTGGCGGGAGCCAACCATGTTGTGCAGGCCAGCTTGACCCATGCCGCCGATACGCTGTACGAGGCGCTGATTTATCAGCACAGCGTCCACGGTATGGGCATAGCGTTCAGATCGTGGAGCGGTTCGGCGTGGAGTGCATGGAGTGAGTTTGTCTCCCTGACGGACGCCAACGGGATTGCCAACGCTTCCATTGCGGCAACCTACCAGAACGGTGCGGTCAACAACTCCAGCCACGTTTGCGCCAACATGCCATTTGTCGAGGTGATTACCGTACCTGCATCGGTCGAGCCGCAAGCATGGCTGATGTCACAGCTTGCTTTGGGGAGGATATAACATGGAAGACAAAGTAACCGCGATCCTCAAACTTAAAGCACCCTACGACGCCGACCCCGATGCAGCTATCCGCGAACTGGCGCAATTCTCCCTGGACAATTTCGGGGAGGGAGGGCGTCCGGAAGAGGACTGTCTTGAAAACCGATGCGGGTTCTGTAACACGCCGGTGTCAAACGGCTACATGCGCGTGCTAATAGGTATCGCGTATTCTCAAGCTTTGGAATATATAGAAGAGAATTTTCCAAATCCGATTGCTGAGCTCATCTGTGTCGAGCGACATGGGCAGGACATGGTAGACATCGGCGAGGTGGACGAAGAGGGTAACGTCATTTACACGGAGATGCTGTTCCAGACCGGCACACAGGACGTGCGCGACGAACAGGGCAACGTGATTGCCACCACACCCGTCTACCTTGGGAGGTTCTAAGCTATGACATTTTCGTGGCAGCGCTACTACGCCAACAACCTGCGGGCCATCAGCCAGGGCCTCAACGCCCTCACCGGTGGAGACGAGGACGAGATGATTTGTGGCAGGGTCGGCAAACGTGCGGCCAAGGGCGGCAAGGTCGCCAAGGTTCTTGAAATCATCCTCGACCGTATTTTCGGCGAGGGGCACTGCGCCCGCTGCATCGAGCCGGACGAAGGCGACAGCGCCGTTCTCAGATAAGGAGACACCGTGAAACATCTGCTCGCTTTTATCTTGTTACTGCTGCTACCGTCGGCAGCTCTTGCCGGCAACTGGCTGGCTGAGCATACCGAGGTGCGGTACAACCTGACGCTTTCTCCGCCGCACAACGAACCGGTGGTGGGCGATAAGGTGGCACGGTACCGGCTGCAGATCAAGCCAAGCATTCATTTTAAATACCTGCGCAACGAGGTACAGATTGACCTGTGGGGGTGCCAGACCTGGCGCACGCCCGCACAGGTGGGCCACGGCGTTCCTGATGCGTGGCGAAACAGTGACTGGGACATCGAGACGGTGCGGGTCGGCATCACCGATCGGCTGGAGATCGGGCCACGGCGTCTGCACGGCTTCACCGAGTATTACGTCCCGGTAGATCGCAAGGCGTGGGGCGGGCACGGCATGGAGCGGCACTATTACTGGCTCATCGGAATCGGAGGCACACTATGGTGATCCAAAAGGACAAACTGTATCACGTTGTTGCAGGCATGCTCATCGCCCTGCTGATCGGGCCGTTCTCCCTGTGCGGGTCGTTGCTGGCGGCACTGGGCGTGTTGATCCTCAAGGAGACGCTGGATGCCCATGCCGAGGAGATACGCGAACGGTTACCGTGGGTGCCTGCCTGGCTGCTTCGCAGTGGCACTCAAGACATTAACGACATCCTCGCCGGATTGGCCGGCTGGACGGTCGGTGCGGTTATTGTGTTAGCAATAGGGCTGTAGCCCGTCACACAAGGAGGTGGCGGTGGAGACATTCATTGCCAATAACCCAGGGGTCGTCTTGACATTGGCAGGGATGGCGGGCACCAGCTTCGTGTTGCTGCTCGGTGTGCTCGGCTGGCAGTACCGCTTGACCAAGAAGCAGGAGGAGTCGCTGTTCAACCGCACCATCGTTACCTTGACCCAAGCATTGGATGAGGTCAAGACCGGGCTGCTGTCCGCCACCCGCGAGGTGCAGCAGTGGATGGCCCACACCGACAACCGTCTGACCAAGCTGGAGACTGAGCACCACGTCCTGACCGGCAGCGGTGTGCATAAGTACAAGGAGGAGTGATATGTACCGGTTCGGAAGACGCAGTATCGACAACCTAAAGGGTGTGCATCCGTCGCTGGTCGGCATCGCTTACCGCGCCCTGTCGCTGTCGCCGCACGACTTCGGCGTTACCGAGGGGCTGCGTTCGCTGGAGCGCCAAAAGCGCCTGCTGGCCGAGGGCAAGTCTACCACGCTGCACAGCCGCCATCTCAAGGGCGAGGCCATCGACTTCGCCGTGTACGTGGACGGCAAGATTACTTGGGAGATGCCTTACTATCAGCAGGTAGCCGATGCCTTCAAGCAGGCCGCCGACGAGTACGGGTTGAAGATTACCTGGGGCGGGGACTGGACTTTTAAAGACGGGCCTCACATACAGATTGAGCGGGGGTAGTTGTGATAAAAACCCAAAAGTGCGTCGCCTGCGGAGAAGTAAAGGCCATTAGTGAGTTTGAGAAGCAAAAAGACAGACCAAATCCAAGGAAAGTATGCAAGGTCTGCCGATACCGGCAACGGGATCACGAAAAAGAAAAAGCGAGGCACCGAGAATACATGAAGGAACGCAGGGCAAAAAACCCAGATGCCGTGAGAATAAATTGGGAACGCAGCACATACGGTGTGGCCAAAGAGGACATAGGCGTCTATGAGTGCATGATCTGTGGGTCAGATGCGAGGGTCTGCATAGATCACTGTCATGATACAGGGGTTGTCCGAGGCATTTTATGTACAAAATGCAACCTAGGCTTAGGGTCGTTCGACGACTCTATAGACAAACTCAAAGCAGCAATTTCTTACCTTAAAGATAGTCCGCACATCCAGATCGAGGGGGCACAATGAGCGAGTCGTGGGGGCGATGTGGCAACAGCGCGACCGGTTACTGTCCCGCAGCGGGCAAGGGGGCGTTGGTCTGTGCCGCTACCGTCTGCACGGGGCTGGAGGAAACCACCGCCAAGTGCAAGATCCTGTGCGGCAAAGCCTATACCCCCGAATGTGAGCAGTGCTTCAAGAAAGAGAGGGCATAATGTCATTCTTTTCCGATCTGGCCAAAGGCGGGGTTGAGGGGCTGGCCACCGGCATCGGCTCCATGGCCAAAGACCTGCGGGCCGCGTTTACCGGCAAGGAGGTACTGACATCCGAGCAGATGGCCGCGCAGCTGGAGCGTCTTGACGCCCTGGAGGCCGCCGCGCAGAAGCTCGAAGGCGACGTGCGGCTGGGACAGGTGGAGATCAACAAAATCGACGCCGCCAGCGGCTCGCTGTTCAAGGGTGGATGGCGGCCGTTTCTCGGCTGGGTGTGCGCCGTGGCCTGCGGCTATCAGTTCCTGCTGCGGCTGCTGCTGCCTTGGGCTGTCCAGGTTATCTGCCTGCTGACAGGCTCGACGGTAGTGATCCCCGAGATGCCGACGCTGGAGATGCAGACCCTGATTACCCTGCTCGGCGCACTGCTCGGGTTTGGCACCATGCGCACCGTCGAGCGCGTCAAGGGCAAGGCGTGAGATGCCGTCAGAGCGGGTCGCCTTCCGGCTGGCGCACGGACTGTGTGTGCTGTGCGGGGAAAAGGCCCGGCCCAACCGACGCTTTTGCCAGAGATGTGCAGATGCCCACCTGCAACGCAACCGCAGGTGGCGACAAAAACAACGGGCGAAAGGGCGATGTGTCATGTGCGGCGCCGTCCTTGCTCCAGGGTCGCTGCAATACTGCCCTTTCCACCTGCGAGCGAACGCCGTTGAGCGCGCCAAGACCAGGCAGAAGCACATCGACGAAGGCCTTTGTGTAGAGTGTGGCAAGCCCTTGCCGGAAGACCGCAAAGGGCTGCTGACCTGCGGGTGCGATGAAATCAGGAGGATGGCTCGATGGAGTTGATCTACCGTGATATGCCGCTTGACTACGAATTTTACGACACATCCGACGCCCACTACGGGCCTCTCAACTGCCACCGCGAGGCGTTCCTGGAGGTGATAGCCCAGGTCAAAGCCAAGCCGGACCGCTACATCTGGCACAAAGGGGACGGGGTGGATTGTGTCACCCCCGGAGACAAACGCTACGCCACCGTGTCCGCCGACGTGCGCGCCGGCTGGCGCAATCCGCAAGACCATGCAGACCAGTTTATCAAGGACGTTACGCCGGTGCGCGACCGATTCATCACCTACATGGTGGGCAACCACGAATACCACCTGATCAACACCTTCGACGTGGCGCACCATATCTGCACGGCGCTCGGAGTTCCGTGGGGCGGGGTGGTGTGCAAGTTCATCCCCACGCACAAGGGCAAGGTGCTGCACAAGTGCCTGCTGTGGCACGGGCGTGGCAGCCTGCCCAAAGGGGCCAAAGACCCCATCCAGCGTGAGGGCAACCGCAAGGCGGCGCTCAAGAACAAGCTGATGGCGCTCAAGCACACCGACTGTATTTACAACTCCATGGGGCACGCCCACCAGCTGCTCATCGTGGAGCCAACCGTCGATCAGGAGATCATGTTGACCAACACCCGCAGCGGCCTCAAGCAACAGCGCCGCCACCACACCAACCAGACCGCTGACTACATCCCGCCCGAGGCGCGGTACTACGGCTGCAGCGGCTCGTTCCTCAAGCTGTATTCCAAACCCGGACAGCGGGCCATCGGCTACGGCGAGATCGCCGGTTACGAGCCGGCCGAGATCGGCTGCCTCAAGGGTTACGTGCAGGGGGGCAAACTGGTGCATGTGGAGAAGGTGGTTTTGTAATGGCAACCGTTGAGTTTAACTATACTGCCCCGCGAGTTGTAGGGCAGTTCATGAAATCCGAGGCCGAGTTCAAGGCTATACTTGGACCTTATGGATCAGGAAAAAGCGTCGGGTGCTGCGTTGAAATTCTGCGCAGGTGCTTACAGCAAAAGCAATCAGACGATGGTTTACGATACAGTCGGTGGGTGGTAGTACGAAATGTACGCCAACAACTGAAGGACACGACGCTAAAAACATGGTTACAGTGGATTAAACCAGGAGTATTCGGATATTGGAAGGAGTCGGACAGTACGTTCTACATCAACTTCAAGGACGTACGGGCCGAAATACTGTTCCGAGCACTTGACACACCGGAAGATGTGCAGAAGGTTCTCTCCTTAGAGATAACAGGGGCGTGGCTTAATGAGTGTCAGTTTATCCCAAGGGAGATTGTCGAAGGCCTGCAAGGCCGTTTAAAACGCTACCCTTCCAAAGACATGGGCGGGTCCAACTATTGGATGCTGCTGGCGGACACCAACCCCCCAGCCGTAGACACATACTGGCACAAAGTGTTTGAGCACATCCCCCAAGAAGAGAACGATGAGAACTCGATTGTTGACTGTGACACATACAAGCAGCCTTCCGGCCTTTCGCCGGATGCGGATAACCTGGATAACTTACCTTCGGACTACTATGAAAAGTTGGCCAAAGGTAAATCCAAGATATTCATCGATGCCTCGGTTCACGCCAAGTACCCGCCGTCGCAAGCAGGAAAGCCGGTATATCAGGATTCGTTCAAGCGAGAGCGGCATGTATCCAAACGGCCTCTGCGGATTGACCCATTCCTTCCGGTCATTGTCGGCCAAGACTGGGGGCTGACTCCCGCAGGGTTGTGGATGCAGATGCAGCTGGACGGACGCATTTTTATATTACGAGAAACCCCGGCGTTCGACATGGGCACCAAACGCTACATCCAGAAACACTTTCGTCCCATGCACATGAGCACGTTCCCAACCAATCCGATTGTGGTCATAGGCGACCCTGCTGGTGTACGCAGAGCCGACTCGGACGAAGGCACGTGCTTCAAGGTGTTCAAGGACAAAGGGTATATCGCCAAGCCGGCGAGCACCAACGACCCCAACGTGCGCATCAAAGCCCTTGACGACCTGTTCTCCACATGGCCAGACGGAGAACCCATGGTACTCATCGACCCATCCTGTAAGGCGTTTATACAGGCCATGGTGTCTGGGTACAGATACCCTCGGAAGAAAGCATCTTTCGGGGAAGACTACTCCGATAAGCCAGATAAAACGCAAAAATGCAGTCACCTTGTAGAAGGAGGACAGTACGGAGCACTGTTCCTAACCGGTGGAAGGTACGACCCTACGGACTACACGGCGACAGAGAACTTCAACCCCCTTGACCATACGACAACCTATCGCCCCGCGCAAAGAGAAGGGTACTGATATGCTCCTAAAAAGCCGAGTTCCTTTGTTCAACAGCCCCCTGTGGGTCTTTGTAGGGGAGAAGGAAAAGATCAGGTTTACGAAGAAATGTGAGGAGTACGGCGGGGATGCCAGTGAGCCTACAGGCAATGGCTGCCAGTGCGGGTCTTTTGTGTGGCTCAAAGAGCCAGAGCTAGGCGTGTTCGCACATGAGGTGCATCACTTTGCGTCTGCGGCAGTTGATTTCTTAGGTATACGAGACAAAAACAGAGAAGTCGAGGCGTATATCCTCGAATGGGCCATGAAGGATATATGGCCGAAAATAGCACTTAAAAGCGACGGAGAACGCCAATGAACATCAATCAAGAAGGTATCGCCAAACTCGGGGCGTTTGCCAAGCAGGAACTGGGCGCCTTCATCAACGACCGCGCCCTCATCGAGCAGCAGATGCTGCGCAACCTGCGTCAGTACCTGGGCAAGTACGACCCCGAGGTGCTGGCCCTGATCCCCGACGAACGCTCCCACGTCTACCCCCGCGATACGCGGGTCAAGGTCAAGGGCGGGGTGGCCAAGTTGATGGAGATGATGTTCCCCTCGCAGGAGCGTAACTGGGAACTGGCGGTGACGCCTTCCCCGTCCATCCCGCAAGCAGCCCTGCAGAGCATTATCGACACGCTGAACCAGCAGGAGCTGATGGCCGCGCAGCAGGAACAGCGCCCACCCATGCCCATCGACAGCGCCGCCATCGAGCGCGAGGTGAAGGCGTTTGCCGAGCAGCGCAAGGACGCCATGGAGCAGGAGATCGCCGACCAGCTAGCCGACCCCGACATCGACTACCCGCAGATGGCCAAGCGCGTGGTGCGCAGCGGCTACATTTACGGTTTCGGCGTGGTGCGCGGCCCGATGGTGCGCACACAGACCGAGCGGGTGTGGGAGCCCGACCCGTTGACCGGCACCTACGTGGCCAAGACCAAGAAGATCCGGCGCCCTTACCCGGAATACGTGCGGGCGTGGGACATCTACCCCGACCTATCAGCACGGTCCTGGTCCGACCAGGACCGGATTTTCGAGCGCATGGTGCTGACCCGCCACGACTTTCGGGAGCTGGCCAAGCGCCCCGACTTTATCGCCTCGGCCATCAAGCAATACCTGCGTGACCATACCTCGGGCAACTACACAGCGCAGAACTTCGAGGCCGAACTACACAACCTGTCCGGCACCGCCAATCTCGCCGACCGCCAGCGCCGCCGTTATGAGGTGTACCGGATGCTCGGCTTTGTCTCCGCGCACGACCTGGCCGCCGCAGGGGTGGAGGTCAAGGACGACGAACTCGACCAGGAGCTGCTGGCCGACGTGTGGTTCGTGGATAACGTAATCATCAAAGCCTCCAAAGCGGTGTTCGGCGAACGCCCCTCCGACCAATACCACGCCTTCATCTACACCGAGGATGAGGACTCCGGACTGACCGGGGTGGGGTTGCCGGAAGAGGTGCGCGACTCGCAGATGAGCCTGTGCGCCAGCACCCGAGCCCTGATGGACAACATGGCCGCCACAGCCGGGCCGCTGTTGGAGGTCAACGTCGAACTGTTGGCCAAAGGCCGCAAGAGCATCGGGCCGATTCATGCGTTCAAGGTCATCGAGCGCGAGGGCCTCGGCAACGAGGCCAACTACCCGGCCGTGCGCGACATCGCCACGCAGTCGCATGTGGGCGAGATCCTCAACATCATCCAGATGCAGCGCCAGCAACTCGACATCGAGAGCAACCTGCCGGCCTTCACCATGGGCGGGATGCAGCAGCCGCTCGGCGAGGCGTTTCGCACCAGCAACAATATGTCGATGATGATGGGCGGGGCCAATATGGTCACCAAGGACACGGTGCGCGCGTTCGACAAATTCACCGCCTCGCTGATCGGTGCCATGCTCAAGTGGAACATGGAGTTTAACGACAAGGAAGAAATCAAAGGCGACTACCAGGCCCGCGGCAAAGGTACCATCTCGCTGGTATCCAAGGAAGTGCGCGGGGCGGCGCTCGACCAGTTCGTGCAGACCCTCACGCCCGAAGAACGCGCCATTCTCGACACCTATGGACTGCTGGTGGATCGCCTCAAAAGCCGCGACCTGCCGGTAGACCGGCTGCTGCCGCGCGACGAGGCCATGCAGATCATCGGCAACATGCAGCAGGCCGCCTCGCAGGCCAGCCAGATCGAGCAGGGGCTGACCCAGGCCAAGACCGACAAGACCATGGCCGACACCGAGAAGCGCCGCATGGACACGCAGATGCTCGCCGCTACCGCCGACGCCACCATCAAGGAGATCCTGTCGCGGGTGGAGCAGAACGTGGCCAACGCCGACAGCGCCGCCAGCCGCACGCAGCTGGAGAATTTGAAGATGCTGCTGGAGACAGCTACTACCGACCAAGGAGTACCCGATGAGCAAAGAGCGCGAAGCGCAAATCCTGGAGACACTGGAGCCGTTCCGTCACCAAGAGACGTTGCGTTTGGTGGTTGAGCTGTTGACCCTGCGCCGCGAGCGCCACCGCGACCGCCTGGAGTCCGAGGAGTCCGAGGAACTGCGCGGCAGGGCCAAAGAGTGTAAAGACCTGCTATCTTTTTTGAGTGTAGCAGGTTGACACGTACTGTGTAATAATGTTACACTGCGAGTATTAGGAGGATTCTATGCCCGATATAATTGATGCCGAAACCGATAACACCATGACGCCGGATGCGTTCGACCTGGCGTTTGAAGCGGCTGCGGGTGGGGCGGACATGCCTGCCGACGAGCCCAAGATCGACGAGCCCAAGGCCGACGAGCCCAAGATCGACGAGCCCAAGGCCGACGAGCCCAAGGCCGACGAGTCCAAGGCCGACGAGTCCAAGGCCGACGAGTCCAAGGCCGACGAGTCCAAACCGGAAGACAAGAAACCTGTCGTCCCCAAGGTTGATGAAGCCGCCGAGCAGGCCAGACGTGCCGAGGCACAGCGGGTCGCGGATGAAGCCAAGGCGCAGGCCGACAAGCTCAAAGCCGAGCGCGAGTCTACGGAGAAGCTGACCGACGAGGAAGCCAAGGCGGTCGAGGAGTTTCGCAAGGACTTCCCCGATGTGGCCAAAGCCTTCGACGCGCAACTCCGGGCGCTCAGTGCCAAGTACGAGAACCGGGTCGCGCAGTTGCAGGAGCAGCTTGTCGCTCAGTTCGACGAGCGCCTCGCTCCGGTTGTGCAGACCATTCAGCCGCTGACCGGCAACCTGTTCGTGGACACCGTCACCAAATCCCATGCCGATGCCTTCGACATTCTGCCGCAGGTGGAGCAGTGGGTGGAGCAGCAGCCGGCTTTTTTGAAAGCAGCCTACAACCAGGTGCTCGACAGAGGCACCGCCAAGGAAACCATCGAGCTGCTGGATCATTTCAAGCAGGCTACCGGCAAGGTGCAGGACGACCAAAAAGCCGCCGAGCAGGCCAAAGCGGAGGCAGCGGCCAAAGCCAAGGCGGACGCGCAGGCCAAGGAAAAAGAACAGAAACTCGATGCTCAGGAGGGCGTGCGCAGCCGCCAGAGCGTAAAGACCGCAGGGCTGGACCCTGCCGATTTCGATAGCGCATTTGAACAATTCGCCGCTAAGGCGTAACCCTCACACCCCAGCTAAAAGGAGAAAGCCATGCTCACGACCTATGGGGACATTTCCCCCGCTGTGGCCGCCAGTGCGGCGGTCGAGATGCTCAAACGCGGCCAGCCCCACCTGGTGATTCAGCAGTTCGGCCAAGCCAAACCGCTCGGCAAAAACCAGACCAAGGTGCAGAAGTTCCGGCGTTACGAGCGTCTCAGCGCGGCCACCACCCCGCTGACCGAGGGCGTTACGCCCACCGGCAGCTCGCCGACCACCACCGACTACACCGCCACCCTGGCGCAGTACGGCGACTATCTGGAGTTGTCCGACGTAATCGCCGACACCCATACCGACCCTGTACTGCAGGAATACTCCGGCATGATCGGCGAGCAGGCAGCCCTGACTCTGGAGACCGTGGCGTTCGGCGTCATCAAGGCCGGCACCAACGTGTTCTGGGCCAACGGCAATGGCCGCACCGATGTCAACACCGGTTACACCCTGAACCTGCAGCGCAAGGCTACCCGCAGCCTCAAGCGGCAGCTGGCGCGCCCGTTCACCACGAAGATCTCCAGTTCGCCGAACTTCGGCACCGAGAACGTCAAGCCCAGCTTCATCGGCTTGGTGCATCCCGACATGGAGCCCACCATCCGTGGCATGGCCGGGTTCAAGCCGGTCGAAGACTACGGCAGCATGACGCCGTATGAGTCCGAGCTGGGCGCGGTCGAGGACGTGCGCTACCTGACCTCTACCGTGTTCGAGGCGTGGACCGACGGCGGCGGGGCGTACGCCGGCAGTGGCACCGCCATGATCTCCACCACCGGTACTTCCGCCGATGTCTACCCGGTGCTGATTCTGGCCCCGGACTTCTTCGGTCTGGTGCCGCTCAAGGGCAAGGAAGCCATCAAGCCCATCGTCCTCAATCCCAACACCCCCAACGGTGCCGATCCCTTGGGTCAGCGCGGGTACGTCGGCTGGAAGACCTACTTCACGGCGGTCATCCTTAACCAAAGCTGGGGAGCACGTGTCGAGGTAGCGGTCCCTGAACTCTAAACTTTGACTTTGTAACCCCCTGAAATATGGGGGTTACACCCCTTTATAAAGGAGAACCACCATGGATAAACAATACATGGCGATGGGCACCGTGACTGTGCCTGACCCGGCTGCGGCGCAGGACATCACCTGCGGCTTCGCACCGCGTTACGTGCGGGCTATCAACGTCAACAACCTGACGTCTTACGAACATTTCGACGGCATGACCGACGGCACCTCGATCGACATGGGCAACCATGACACCACGCAGGTCTCGGTCAACGCCGCAGGCAGTATCACCTTGACCGCCAACGGCTTTACCCTGGGCACCGACATCTGCGACACCGCCGAGGATGTGGTGCGCTGGGTCGCCTTCCGCTAACGTCCTGGCGGGCTTTGCGCCCTGCCGACAAGGAGAGAACCATGCGTGTAAATGAAATCAAGGCCAACCGTGTCGTCTGCGAGGAGCTTGTCTCCCACGCTGGCGGCGCCCCCAAGGTCGCCGTTTCCGGCGCAGGCACCAGTGCCTCGGCCACCGTCGTTGCCACCGAGGCCAACACCGGCGTGTTCTACAAGACCACGCTCAAGTGTACCGCCCTACCCATCACCATCACCGACGATGCCGGTGTGGCGCAGTACGGCGGCGTCAAGATTTACGATTTCCCCGAAGGCGTGATCTGCACCCTCGGTGCGGTCGTGTCCGGCTCCATCACGGCCGGTGTGACCGGCACCATCATCGACAACTGGGACGGCGACGTAGCCCTGGGCACCGCTACCGCCACCGCCGGTGCAACCCTGACCGGCACCGAAGCGGACATCATGCCCTCCGTAGCCGTCTCCGCAGGCGCAGCCGACAAGATCGGGGTGGTCTCTGCCGCATCGGTGGCTACCGCCCTTTCCGAGTCCGGCGCCCGCTGGTTCGACGGCAGCTCCGCTGCCAAGGATCTGTATCTCAACTTCGTCATCGACGACGACGCCACGCACACCGCGGGTACGGCGGCCTTTACCGGCACTGTCACGATCCTGTGGGCGAATATCGCCGACAAGTAAGCGTCAAACGCTCAACCGGGGGCAGGAAATTCCTGCCTCTTATTGAACGCCTGACCAACCAAGGAGATGTGCCGTGTATATGAACAAAATGATTAGCGTGGGAAAAGTCGCAAACGGCTACGTGGTCGAGTGCTGCGTGCCGATCAAGCCCGGCAAGGAGAAAGAGGCCGAGGACATGCCGTACTGCGGAGGTTCCCGCGAGAAGCAGTATATCGCCAAGGACACCAAGGCCGTCGCCGATCTGATCGCCAAGCTCATGCCGATGCTGGACGAGGATTACACCACGGAAGATGACTTCGACACCGCCTTCGACAAGGCGGCGCAGTAACACTCACAGGAGGGATTTTATTATGTCTGATGCCAACACTGACTTCGGGATTGATCTGGAAAACACCGCACCTGCCGAGGTGCCGGCCAAACGCAGCAAGAAAGACGCCATTGACCCGGAGCTTGACCGGGACAACTGGCCGATCATCCACATTGAGATGGAAGAGGATAAGCCGAACTACGAGTACCTCGCCGCCCACGGCACCATGAAGAACGGCCAGCCGTTCGGTCATGAGTTGCAGGTCATGCGCGGGGTGGACGTGGCCGTGCCGCCGTCGATTGTCAACATGCTGCGCACCTCGGTCGCTGCCCATTACCGGCATGTTCCCGACCCCCAAAACCCCAAGAAGATGAAGCTGGTCCGCTCGGACCGCTCGGCGGTGCCCTGGCGGCTGGTTAAGGGAGGCAAGTACATCCAATGACCCGTGCGGAGATGCTTGCAGAATTGCGTGAAGTGATTGACGACACCGTTGCACCGTACGCTTGGTCTGATGCACGTCTGCTTGCGTATCTTGCTGAAGGGCAGGATAAGTTCTGCGAGGATACCGGGTATTTTCGCGATGCCTCTTCTCATAACCTGACACTTGTTGCAGGTACGTCGTCTTACGCAATCCCTGATCGGGTCATTCAGGTTATGGATGTGATGGACGGCAGCACTAGGCTTGGGAAGTTTGAGGAGGCAGATCGCGGCGAAGCACAGACTCCCCTGCACAGCGTAGCCGACATCGCCCAAACAGGACGGCCAAGTGCATGGCAGACGGACAGGGATACCGGCAGCATTACGCTGTATCCGACCCCTTCGGCCGATGTTGCCGGAGAGATTTTCAGTCTGAGGGTGTGGCGTTACAGCACCGACGCGCTCAACGACACAGGGGCGGAGCCTGAGATACCCGCAAGATTCCAGAGAGCGTGCGTGGAATGGGCGGCGTTTAAGGCGTTCACGCACCACGATCAAGAGAAACAGGACAAAATCAAGGCGTCAGACCACCTGGTCGAATATCGCATGTATGTCTCGGATGGTGTCGTAGCCCTGCGCCGATATCAAGGGCAGGAAACTCGGGTGGGCACAGCACCGGCGTATAGGACGTAAAATGGCCGAGGTCACTCTCAAATTCGCTGGTGTCAACAACGTACTCTCTCCGGATGTTCTGGGGGCGTTTGAAGACGCACGAGTGCCGTTGCTTCGCTATCAGACACGGGTGCAGAACATTGACATTGGCAACGCCCAAGAAGCGTCTGTCCGCCAAGGCTATGTGCTGGCAGTAGCTGGAGCACCTCACAGCGGGTGGGCCTATGAAGGGTCTAGCACTGCGCTGTTTGTTGAAGACTCTGTGTTGAAACAGTTTGACGGAACGAGCACAGCAGACCTGTTGACGTTGAGTACGAACGATACAGCGGTCTTTGCACAGGTAAATTCCGTTGTTGTGTTTACCAACGGCACCGACATAGGGTTCATAGATAGCACTGGAGCTCATCTTTTCCAAGAGGCGCCCGACCAGTTCAAGTATAAGATGCCCGCGGGCCAAGCCCTGGCGTTCCATAATGGCTGCTTGTGGGTCGCTGCGGGGTCTGTTGTTTATAAGTCAGATGCTTTCAACATCGAGCAGTACGACGAGCGTACAGCCCATGTTCCCTTCCCAGCAGAGGTATCCATGCTCCAGAGCGTCAAGGACGAGACCGGCGGGGGTTTGTGGGTGTCCTTCAAAGGATGCACGGCGTTTATGGCGAAAGGAGATGAGTCGTTCCGCGACATCGCTCCGTATACCGCCATTGCAGGCACCGCAGTACCGGGCAAAGCCGAGTGGCTCGGAGATGTAGGGCTGACAGGCAACATAGTTATGTGGCGATCCGACCGAGGCGTCTGTGCTGGCGATGCCGGAGGGCGTTTTGTAAATCTATCTGAAGGGCGAGTAGCCATGAAGCCTGGCACGGCAGGAGCTTCGATGCTCCGGCAGGCCGGTGGGGCGGTTCACTTTGTAAGTGCGGTGCGAAGCCCTTCTACCGAATATAACATTTACTCTTAAAAGGAGGGCGGAATGGCTCTTAGATTTTCTACCGGTTGTCGCAACGCTATTGCAGGGGGATATGGATGGCGTGAAGCTCTCATGGACGGGCGCCTGTACGTCTACAGTGGAACACAACCCACGGACGCAGACCAGGATGTTACAGGCACGTTGCTTGCTACATTCACCTTATCCGGCGGTACTTATACTGCACCAGTCAGGTCTCAGGCCAGCATAACCCTATCCGGAGATTCAGGATCTCTGGACACGGTGAAGGTCGGCGGGGCCGGGTACAACCTACTCAGTGCTGCTGTCTCGTTTGACACTGACTTGACCACCACCGCAGCCGCAGTCGCTGCGAACATCAACGCTCGGCAGAACCCTCTCAACATCACCGCGACCTCCAGTGCTGCGGTAGTGACTCTATCCCTCCCGTACTGGCTCGGAGCGAGTGGAGATGGTCTGACAATTGCCGTTACCGCTACCACGCTTGGCGCTTCTGTGAACGGTGGGACCTCGGCAGCTTTTGGAGGCACGGGATCGCCTTCGGCAGGAACTACCGCAGTCAACGGGCTGAACTTTCAACATCCTGCCGCTTCTGGGGTGCTGTCCAAAGAGACCACCGTATGGCAAGCCACGGCCTCATCGGCAGGCACTGCTGGGTGGTTCAGGTATGTAGCCGGCGGAAGCTCCGTGTCCGGCACATCAACTACAGATATCCGGTTCGATGGGTCTATTGCAACAAGCGGAGGCGACATTAACATCGCATCCACTGCGATTGCCCTCTCGTCCGTGCAGACCATCAACGCCTTCACAATCACGATACCGGCCAACAACTAAGGAGGCCTTGTGGGGTTCTCAACTGAGACCGTAGCACTGACGACACCAGCGCCGGAGATAGCAGGGTTTGTATCCGACTTCTCCGGCGCTGTCAGCCTACCTGCGCCAACTATCAGTGCGCAGATGTCCGCACCTCCGTGGGCAGCAGGCATCCGAGTGCCTGCGGTTGTAGTCAAAGGACCTACCAATTTCGGATGGGTTGTAGCGTTAGCCACAGAGCCTCCTGCCGTATCTGCCACCATCCTTACAGGAGGTCTGATCTCAGGAGCTTTAAGTCTTCCTGCGGTAGTAACTCGGGCCACCATCCGTGCTGAGAAAGCAACAACGCTCTCGGTCCCCGTGCCTAGCGTATCAGGATCTATCTACGAAGAGATAACCTGGGATGTCGTTGTAGCGGCGGTAGTGCCTTCAATAAGCGCCAGATGGCCTACGACAGTCCTCAGCGGGTTCGATACGTGGACAGTCAACACCAAAAACGCAGGCCACAGTGCGTATACCAACTTTGAATTCAATAGTTTTTTCCGGTTGGGTGCTAGCTATTACGGCTGTGCAGCCGACGGTATCTATCTCCTTACGGGTGACGATGACGCAGGAACTGCTATAGAAGCTATCGCCACTTTTGGGGCGTCTAATCTTGGCACCGACAAAGAGAAGCGGATGGACAGCGCCCATCCCTCCATCCGTGCAGACGAGAACGGTTCTGTGTCGATAGG